GTGAGCAAGGGCGGCTCGCTGATCTCCGGCTTCAAGAGCGGGATCGTCGGAACGATGAAGGGCATCGGCTCTTGGATCAAGAAGACCATGGTCGATCCCGTCGTCAACGCGGTGAAGCACTTCTTCGGCATCCGCTCGCCCAGCCGCGTTTTCATGGGCATCGGCGGCCACATCGTCTCCGGCCTCATGAAGGGCATGGCGAAGACCAGCGGCACGGCCATCGCGAAGAAGGTCTTCGGCAGCTTGCCCAAGGCCCTCGGATCGATCGTCAAGAAGGGCTTGGTCAGCATCACCAAACTGCCCGGGAAGGCCCTCAAGGCGCTCGGTGGGCTGGGCGGCGACGTTCTCGGTCTCCTTGGTCTGGGCGGGAGCGGCGGCGGCTCGTCGGCCAACCAGAAGATCGGCGAGGCTCTGGCCGCAGCCCGGGGCTGGTCCGGCCCGCAGTGGGCTGCCCTGAAGAACCTGTGGAATGGGGAGTCCGGCTGGAACGAGCGGGCCCTGAACAAGTCGTCGGGCGCGTATGGCATCCCGCAGTCGCTGCCCGCGAGCAAGATGGGCTCGGCCGGCTCGGACTGGAAGACGAACGCGTCCACGCAGATCAAGTGGGGTCTGTCGTACATCAAGTCCGTGTACGGCAATCCGCTGAACGCCTACTCGCAGTGGCTCGCCCGCTCTCCGCACTGGTACGCCCAAGGCACGGGCGGCGCGGCCAGGGGCCTGGCCTGGGTCGGCGAAAAGGGTCCTGAGCTGGTCAATTTCAAGGGCGGCGAGGACGTGATGTCCAACCCGCAGTCGATGGCGTTCGCCAAGGCCAACAACATCAAGCTGCCCGGTTACGCCTCGGGCACCATCACCAACGCGGCGGACCGGGTGCGGCGCGACCACCAGCGCGTCCAAGACGCGAAGGACGATGTGGCGCGCGCCAAGCGGCGACACAAGGGCGTCCAGGCGGCGGAGACCCGGCTCCGGGCGGCGCAGAAGGAGCTGCAGGCGGCGAACATCGCGCTGAAGAACGCGCAGCGGTCGGCGAAGACGTCGATCGCCAACACGATCGCCACCGGCCTGCTCAAGACCCTGAGCACGGGCACCTCGTCGGCTATCGCATCGGCGATCAAGAGCCTGGCGACGAAGCTGCTGAACGCGGGCTACAACCGCACCGCCGCCAGCATGCAGAAGAAGGGCGGTCGGCTGGAGAAGCTCGCCGACAAGCGGGCCAGTGTGCAGAAGACCATTGCCGCGGCCAACCAGTACGCGAGCGACCAGGCCTCCACCATCAAGGACTTCCTGAGCATCAGCGGGACGTCGGCCACCGACATCGGCGGCCTCATCTCGCAGATGAGCGGCCAGCAGAAGACGGCGAGCAGCTTCGTGGGTCTGACCCGGTCGCGGAAGGCTCGTGGCGCTTCGAAGGACTTGCTCCAGCAGCTGTCCGACGCAGGTCCGGGCAGCCAGCTCGCGACCATCCTCGGTCAGAGGAACGTCACCACCCAGGACATCAGCAAGCTCAACGGCCTGGTGGCCAGCGGCGGGAAGCTGGCGACGTCCTTCGGCAAGGACATGGCCGACCTGATGTACGACACCGGGAAGCATGCCGGAGAAGGCTTCCTTGCCGGACTGAAGGCCACGGAGAAGGATCTCCAGAAGCAGATCGACAAGCTCGCCAAGGGCCTGATTGCGGCGATCAAGAAGGCGCTGAAGATCAAGAGCCCGTCGGTCGTCATGCGCGACGAGATCGGCAAGAACGTCGTCCTCGGCTGGGTCGCCGGAATGGACATGCACGGCCACCTCGTCGGCGGCGCAGCCCAGCGTCTCGCCGACACCGCGTCCGGCGTGTCCGTGCGCCGCCGCTACGTCCCGACCGTTGCCAGTCAGGGTGGCGCCCGCGAAGACGCGCTGTGGGAGCGGCTTGCAAGCGCACTCGAGCAGCAGGCCAGCCGGGACAGTCACCTCACCGGCGAACTGCGCCTCGACTCCGGCGAACTGCTCGGAGTCATCCAGGGCGCCGTGAAGCCGCAAATCAAGGCCTCCGCGAACATGCAGGCCTACCGGGCCAAGGTCGGGCGGAGGAGCGGCGGATGACCATCTCGTATGTCGGGGCCGGCGCCTCAGCCAGCGGCACCACCAGCGTCACCTTGGCATACCCAGCCGGCGCCACCGCGGGCCGGCTGGCCGTGCTGCAGGTGATGTCCGGCGGGAGCGGGGACCCGATGCCCTCGACCCCGTCCGGGTGGACGCTGGCTGGCTCCCTCACTGGAGGCGGCGGCGCCTTCGGTTCCGGCACCGGTCCTCGGCGCCTGACCTGGTTCATGCGGGAACTCGTCGGCAGCGACTCCACCCCCAGCACGTCCATTCCGTCCAGCACGGGCTCGGTGATCGGCGGGGAGATCTTTGTGCTCTCCCGCACGGCCGGGACCGGCTGGCGGTGGGCCGCGGCCTTCGGTGAGGACACCGTCGCGGGCACTGGGTTCAGCGCACCCTGCCAGTCCGGGCTGACCTTCGCCGCCGGGGACTTCATCGCCCTCGGCTACAGCCTCGCCCTGAGCACGTCGTCGATCGGCACCGAGAGCGCCACCGCGTCTGGTGTCACGTTCGGCACCTTCACCCACCAGATCAACGTCAGCGTTGCGACGGGCAACGGCGGCAGGCTCGGCATGGCATGGGCCACCGTCACTACCGGGGCCAGCACGCCCACGCCAACCGTCACCGCCACGCTGAGCGCCGCCACGATCGGTGTGGCCGGAGTGCTGCGGATCCGCGAAGCCAGCTCGGACGTCAACGCATCCCCACAGTCCGTTTTCCCGCCCCGCAACCTGGTGTCGGCAACTGGACTGACCGGCGACGACATCGTCACCGCGACCCTGTACCGGCAGGTCGACACCACGCTCACGCCGGTGCGCGCAGCCAGCAGTATCGATGTGACTGGGCAAGCCTCGCTCCTGCGGGTGGATGCAGAGCAGCCGTTCGGGATCAGCGTGACCTACGCGGCCGTCCTCACTGACGTCAACGGGGTCCAGTGGACGGTGTTCTCCGGACCGATCACGTCGACCGTGGCCAGCGACGTCGTGTCCGACGCGATCCGCGGCGTCGGCGCCGCCGTAAAAATCGAGTCTCCGCTGGAGTGGAAACGAGACCGCGACAGCAGCCAGTTCAACATCAACGGCCGGATCGTCGTCGTGGGCAAGCCGAGGTCGTCCCGGTCCGGCACGCTCACCGTCCGCACGGAAACCGACGATGACGGCGACGCGATGAACGAGCTCCTCGACAGTGCGACTGAGGGCACGATCCTCGTGCGCAAGCAGGTGTCGCTGTCCCGTCTCGACGGCACGTACTCCCTGATTGACGACACCGAGAGCCCGAACTGGTACGACGAGTTCCGCTGGTTCGCCTTGACCGTCGTCAAGTCGGACGACTGGCCGGACGTGATGGAGGCTGCCGGGTTCACCCTCCAGGACATCGCGAACAACTTCTCGATCCTTAGCGACATCAGCGCGTTTTTCACTGGCACTTTGCTGTCCATCGCCCAGTATGACTTTGGACCCTGACATGCTCGATATGTCGACCACCGCGCTCGCCGTCGTCCAAGGCTCGTACACCATGGACATCCGCGCCGAGTCCTGGCTCGGCGGCCTGCTGCTCGCCGACAGCATCCCGATCTCCGACGGCGGCGAGAACCGCGACCGCTCCCTGGCCGTCCCCGAACAGATCACCCTCACCGTGCCCCGCCGCGACGGCGGCTTCGACTGGGACCCCGGCACCGACCCGGCGCACCCGCTCGCCGCATACGGGCAGATGCTCCGCATCGACTACGGCGTCGACGTCGGCGGCCACATGGAGTGGATCAATAGGGGTTGGTTCCTCATCACCGAAAGCTCGACCGACGGCGACACCGTATCCGTCAGCTGCCAGGGCCTGCTGACGCTCATCGCCGAGGCCAACCTCATCTCGCCGTTCCAGCCGTCCAGCAGCGACACCCTCGTCTCCGTGATCCGCGCGCTCGTCGAGCCCGCCCTCACCGTGTCGTTCGACGGAACACTCGTCGACCGGGCTGTACCGCTCGGCATGCAGTGGGACAGCGACCGGCTTGGCGCCGTCACCGAAGTCCTCACTGCGTGGGGAGCGGCCGAACGGGTCACCGAAGACGGCTACCTCCTCATCGAACCCGTCAGCGACGCCGGAGCATCCGTCCTGTCCATCAGCGACGACCCGGAGACCGGCACCGTCGTCCGCTGGCAGGGCAACACCACCAGAGACGGCGCCTTCAACGTCGTCGTCGCCCAAGGCGAGGACGCGTCCGGCAACCAGATCCAGGGCGTCGCCTACGACTCGGACGGCACCAGCCCCTATCAGTACGGCGGTTCCTTCAACCCGCTGCCCG